CCAATTTAACCATTATGGCAACAACACCATTTCAACGAATTCGTGACACGGAAACACCAGAGAAATCATATCGGTGGTATCAAGATATGATTCGCAAGGTGGGGTTAACATCTGTAACTGCCAATCGTGTAATGAGAAGTGATGTGGGAGAATTTGTAACTAGAGTCGAAGCAGGTGATATGTATCTGTTTCTATATGACCCAAAAACCGCAGAAAAACTTCCATATTATGATGTGGCTCCATTAGTTGCTGTGTTTCGTCGTGTGCCAGATGGTTTCTATGGTTTGAACTTCCATTATCTTCCTCCCATGTTACGCATGAGATTGCTGGACAGAATGATGGAATTCACTACAGATGAAACATTGTCAGAAAAAACCAAATTTGCTTTAAAATGGCAATTGTTGGATAACGCATCAAGATTTCCGGGGGTTCATGCCTGCGTGAAACGGTATTTGTATACTCAAGTATCTTCACGATTATTAAAAGTATATCCTCAAGATTGGCGTAAAGTCATCATGCTACCCATTGATAGTTTTGAAAAATCATCACGAAATGTTGTGTTCAACGACTCACGGAGTAAGATGTAATGAATACCCAGGTTATTATTAATGAAAAATCAAGCACCCCGAACCTAGAAGATTTTTTAGGGTTTGTTCGCTTAAACAATTTAGCCAGACAAGAAAGATTTTTTGCAGGCATAGGTCTTCCTGGAACATTATTAGGAACATCTTATAGTGGTAGCAATGCTCAAGTATTAAATTTACTTTGTGAGCAAGCAGCAATACCAGGAAAAACTATTAATGCACGCACCTTGCGTATTAATGGCATCAATGAATATCGCGCTGGTACCATTGATTATGGAGGAGATGGCATCACGTTACAATTTTTAGTTGATGGAAATTACCGAGTACGTGAAATCATGGAAAATTGGATGGAAATATGCGTTAATTCTAGTAACAGCGCAAGAAATGAAGTGGAATTTTATAACACTTATATTGGAACAATTACACTAAATGCTTTGATGCCAGCAGGAATTCCAGGTGAAGCATTATATAATTGGAGTCCAACACAAGCTGATATTGGAATAAACTCTGCATTAAATACATTACGAACAAAAAATCGTGCATTAGGAATTTTAGGAACAAAAGTTGCACAGGGAGTAACAAGAAAAATTGATGCTGCTGTTGTAAAAGCTAAATCTAGTATATCAAGAAATATACCACCATCTGTACTAGAAGCTTTCAGAGATACAGAAAATGTTGTGTATTCTGTCACTTTACGTGATTGTTGGCCTAAAGCAATGAATATAATGCCATTGGGATATGATGCAGTTGGTGTAGCTCGGCTATCTGTGACATTTGCATATCGTAACTGGACCTCATCAGTAAAATCCGCTGACACCTTTGATGTTCGTACTGTTAATAGTCTTAATAACGCAACTAAGTCTGTTCGAGATGTAATGTTTCCTAAAAAACAAGAAAACAACACCCCTTAATAGAGGATGAATTATGATACCACAAGTGAAAGTGCCTACCTTCTCCATCACACTTCCTGTGTCCAAGGAGAAAGTAGAATTTAGACCATTTTTAGTGAAGGAAGAAAAGATACTGTTATTGGCTAAAGATTCCAAGGAACCCAAAGATATAGCACGTGTGATAAAAGATGTTGTGGAATCTTGTACATTCGGTAAAGTAGACACCAGCAAGATTTGTTTAGCTGACTTACAATATGCCTTCATGCAAATTCGTGGAAAATCAATTGGTGAACAACTAGAATTGACATTGTTATGTGGTAATTGTAAAGCTCGTCATCAACATCAATTTTCCGTGGATGATTTTGAAGTCACCAATTTGGAAATAAACAACACCATTCAAATGGGTGATGTCACTGTGAAAATGATTCTACCTACTATAGAACATTACATGGAAATGAACATGGTTGAGAATGTGGAAGATGTATTTTCTGTGTTGGCTAGCTGCATTGAAAAAATCTATTCAGATGAAGAAGTGTTTGAAAATTCACCTGACAACAAAGAAGACCTACTGGATTTCTTGAATTCGTTACCTTCAGTTGAATTCAATAAAATACAAGATTATTTCAAAAATATGCCATTGTTGTATAAAGACATGAGTTTCACCTGTGCCAGTTGTGAAACACCCAACACCGTGAGAGTGGATAGTTTAAACAATTTTTTTTAGTAACTCTTTCCCATGATAACATGGAGAATTTCTACCAAATGAATTTTGTGTTGATGCATCACCATAAATATTCATTAACTGAGCTGGAAAACATGATGCCGTGGGAAAGAGAAATTTATATTGCCTTGTTGAAACAACATTTAGACAAAATAAACAACCAATAAAATGCCTTCTGGAACTGCCAAAAGAAATAGACCTAATGTAAGTGAAGATACTCTACGGGAAATCAAACGATTGCTCACGGGAGACCGTGAACAATTCCGTCCTGCCACGTTAGGAGAATCTTTGAAGTACAACTTTCTTGGATTAACACCTCAAAAAGAAGAAGGTGCTGGCAGTTTCGGAAAAGCCTTGATGAGTGAGGCGGGTTCACAGTTTCGTGAATTGTTTGGTATCAAAACCACGAAAGCAGCACGTAAAGCTGAAGAAGAAGCCATGTTGGAGAAGGCACAAAAAGAAGCTGAACTTGCTGAACAAGAAAAAGAACGCTCAGAGAAAAACTTGGATGCCATTCAAGCCATTCTAGGTGAAGTTCGTACCATAAGAAAAGTCACAGAAGGTAGTGTCAAGTATAGTACAGCATCTGGTAGATATCACGACCAAAACAAAGGAACCCGAGGACAATTTCTTACCAACGAAATGGTCACAGGAATATCTAGCGGCACGGATGCCCCAACAGAAAACAATGAAGTTGCCACCACACTAGCTGCCATTGAAGAAAACACAGCAGAATTGGGTCAGTCCAGCATTTTTGATGCCTTGGCTGGTATCGGGGGGCTTTTAGGTAATATAATTAAAACGTTAGGTTCTGGATTTTCTTCTTTGGTGGGTCCTTTGTTAGGAAGAGCTGGAAGTGCAATTGCAGGAGCAGGAAGTTCTTTATTAGCATTAGGAGCCACATCAGTTGGAGCTGCTAGCACAGGCGCCATTGTTGGAACTGTGGGTACGGGATTGGCAGGTGGTCTTTTGATAGGTGACCAATTCAACACTAGTGTTGATGAAGGTGGGTCTGGCAATTTATCAGATTGGTGGAAATATAGTGGTTCTTCAATGTTTGGGTTAAGACAAACCAATGCTGAAAAAGAAGATGAAGCACAACAAATGGCATTTCAACAACAACTAGCAGCAACTAGAAGAGCACGTGCTGCTGGTCAAGTTGCCAACACACGTGCTGATGCTCAACGATTACAAGAATCCTCAGCACAAGCAGCAACACCTGCTCCTGTTGTTGTGAACAATGTGGATGCCTCTAGTAACCCAGTTGTGGCACCTTCCACACCCGCCGCAAGTCAAAATGTTACGGTGACACTGCGAGATAGTCACGGGTCTCATTTACGCTTCCAAGAAAGCCGCTTAACCAGACCTATGTAAATGAAAAAGGGGACCTTTCGGTCCCCTTTCCCAATCTGTTAATCTTCAGCCAACTTACTGAAGTAACTCAGAGTATCATCTTCATCTTCATCAGGTGAAGATGTTTTCATTTGTGGTGCCCGAGCAGCCCGTGGAGCCGGAGCTGATGCTACTGGCTCATCCTCCATACGGCTTTCAGAAATTCTGTCGGCAGTCACACCTGTCGGAGCACCCTTCAAGACCAGATCCAGCTTCTTCTTCAATTCATCGTAACTCTTGAAGTTCTTCGGGTCTGTGAATTCTGTAAGCGAGTGTTGCTGATTCCAAATCACCTCAATGGCGGCATCATCTTCAGCAATTGCTGACACAGGTTCAAATTCCGACTTGTCATAGTTACGATATCCTTCAACATTACGAATCTTCAACTTGAAGTTGGCACCCTTCCAGAAATCGAACGGATTGGTTGGATCCTCATCCTCGAACTGAGGTTGCATCACATCCTTAATCTTGTCGAAAATCTTCTTGCCATACTTGTACAAGAACACCTTACCCTCGTTCTGAGGATTGGCTGAATCCTTGATGACAAGAATGTTAGAGATGTATGTGAGCT